GCACGGTGGCCACCTCGCCGCTGTCGGGAATGATGGCGCTGCTGGTGCCGTCGTCGTCGCGCACAAATCGCACGGTGACGGTGCCCAGGCCTAGTTCAGCGGGATACGCCCAGGCGCGTGTGACGCCGGCCACTTCGAGTGCCCAGGCGACGTAATCGTAAGCGCACCCCCCATGCGGCGGCTGCTGGATGCGTGTCAGCAAACGGGCGCGCAGGCCATCGTCGTCTTCGATATCCGCGCCGCCGGAAAGAAGCCCAGCCGTGGCAGTGGCTTGCACGCCCGCGATCGGCGAGACAAGCGACAGGCTTTGCCCGGCGCCACGGTTGCCGGCAGCTGCGCCGGTGACCGCCGCGAGCGGCGCGGTGGCCGTCGGTGCGCTGACCGTGGCATCGGCCGTGGTCTGGTACTGCACGCCGTCGAGCGCCTGCAGCAGCGTGCCGGCGGGAATCACGGCACCGGCCTGCACCGTGAAGGTGACGCTGCCGGTGGCCGCACTGGCGGCCTTGCGCGTGATGCCCCAGATCGAGGCCCAGCGCTCGAGGAGATCAGCCTCGGCGGTGTCGTAGATCACCTGGTTGGACAGCCAGTCGATAAAGCCGTAGAGGCCGTGGGCGACGCCGGCCAGCACGCGGGCGGTGACCTGCGCATCAGCGCGGCGCAGGACGTCGTCGGCCTGCAGGCGGGACAGCACGTCGTTGCCGACGCGGGTGACGATCTCCGCTAGGGAGGGACGGGCATAGCTCATTGCAGGAAGCTCCAGGCATCGGTGAAGCGGATATCGAGCGGCCGGGTTTGTCCGGTACCGTCCGACTTGTAGATTCGGCAGGCCAGGGCCAGCGTGGTCAGGCCCTGACGTTCGACCTCGACCTCGACGCGGGCGGCCACGCCATCATCGACCAGCCAGCGCAAGGCCTCCTCGGCATATTCCTTGGCACGGGCGAGGGTCTCGGGAATCAGCTTGGCGCGCGATAGCAGCCACAGCCGCGAGCCGATGCGGTCGTTGGCTACGGGCGGGAAGCTGTCACCCCACCAGCCCATGCGCAGATCACCGGGCAGATCGTCGTCTGGATTGGCGCGACGCCAGGTGAAGAGGCTGATGATGACGGCGCGCACCAGCGGCTCCATGGCATCGAGGCCGAGCGCGAGCGTGCTGCCGTCGATGACGACGGTCAGCGGTTGGTGGCACTGATTGGCAAGTTGACCACGGTCGGTGGCCAGACGCCCGCCTATTACATCGGGCTGGCGGCTAGTCTTGGTTACGCGATCACGATCACCGAATTCCGCGAGCACACCGTCAATGACGATGTCGAGCATCCGTTCTATGGCGCGGCATGGAACTTCGCCTGGCAAGTGAATGCCGCGCTCAACAACATCACGGAAATCACCGTCGACAGTCTTGTCGACGAACTATTGGTCGCCTGGGGCAATACCTTGCTCGAGTGCGTCATCAACCGGTTGAAACCAGCCCACACCGCTGTCCTGTACAGCTACACGTAAGGAGAGAACATGGATCGCGCATATAGCTCCGGCGCTGCCGGCAGTCCGCCATCAGCCCCTGGCAGCCCGTCGATTGGCTACCCGACCGCCGGAAATCCTAGTTCGTCGCCGGCCACCAAGCCTGGGCCGTACTGGTATCACATGATCATGGAAGAACTGCTGGCAGTCATTACGGCTTCCGGCATTACGCCAGCGCAAGGCACGCTAACTCAGCTGCGAGATGCGATTGCGACGCTCTATGCACCCAGATTCTCTCCAGTGTTCACCGGTACGCCGACGGCCCCCAATCCGACAACAGGCGTTCGGTCACAGCAACTTGCCACGATGCAGAAATTCGCCGATGAGTTCGTGGCGCTGTTATCAGGAAATGGTTACCAGAAACTGCCCAGTGGCCTGATTATCCAATGGGGCGACGTGACCTCGGCATCAACTGCCGGTACCTTGTTCACATTTCCCATCGCTTTTCCGACTTCGTGCTTCATCAGTGGGGCCTTGCTAAACAACAACGTGGCATCGAGTACCGTATTTGCGACGACAGCGACACTGACAGGGGTTACGGTTTACACTAGCGCAGGCACGGCAGGCGGTCGCTGGTTTGCCTTGGGTAAGTAGCTTGCTGCCGCAAAATTGGTAACTGCCATTTCCCGCCTGCCATGGCAGTGCTGGGTCGTCGATATGATTGGACGCACATGAGTGCATTGCGACTATTTCTGGTTTCAGCGGTTTTTGCCTGTTTGGCGCCTGTAGCGTTTGCTCAACCCAAAGATCTCACGATATTCATTTTGGCTGGACAGTCCAACATGTCTGGGCGCGGAAAGTTGCCGGTGCCAAAAGAACTCGACGGTGTGAAGGGAATTTGGAACTACACCAATGCGGGGCGTTGGGAAGTGGCCAGCGAACCGCTGGATGATCCAACGGGCCAGGTTGACCCCGTTTCGATTGATGAGGGGCCTGGCATCGGCCCCGGGCTCGCGTTTGCGGTGCGCATGCGTAGCCTGTCGGGCAAGACTATTGGCTTGGTTCAATGCGCGAAGGGCGGTTCGTCGATGGAAATGTGGCGCACAGGGGGGGGCAGAGAGACCCTTTACGGCTCGTGCATAGCACGCGCCAAGGAAGCCAGTCGTCACGGTCGCATCGCCGGGATACTCTGGTATCAGGGAGAGTCTGATGCTTTTAGTGAAAAGGCCGCACAGGACTGGAATGCCAACTTTGTAAAACTGGCCGAGAAATTCCGCCAGGACCTGGCAGCGCCCAAGGTGCCGATTGTCTACGCCCAACTGGGGCAGTTGTCCAAAGAAAGACGGGCTCTGGCGCCGTTCGCTTACTGGGATGCGGTCAAGAAGGTGCAGGCGAACGTTTCCATCCCCAATTCCGCAATGATTCCGGCAGACAAATTCGAACTATCAAGCGACGGCATTCACCTTTCTACGAAGGGGTTTCTGATGATAGGTCGCAAATTCGCCGATGTAATGCATCCTCTGATGCCGGGCCATAAGCAGCCGTAGAGACCCTCCGTTACCTTCGGTGGGGCAGACACTCGCTACCCACCCACATCATCGTATCCGATGCTCCCTCTGCCACCGCTGGGAGCATTTTTGTTTTAAGGACCCAACACCATGGCTATTTACTATTCAGGATCAACCGCAGGTTTCTATGTCACTGAAATTCACACGACCATACCTGATGATGCAGTGGAAATTACCAGTGAGGAGCATGTAGCTTTGCTCAATGCCCAATCCCGAGGCATGCGCATCACTGCTGAAGCAAACGGAAAACCAATCGCCTCTGCGCAACTGCCGCCATCACTCGATCAATTACACATCGAGTATCGGAATGACGCCCAGGTCGCTCTTGCAAAGTCGGACCTCACAATTCTGCGCTGTGTAGAGAATGGTGTTGTAGTGCCGCCCGCCTGGGCCACCTACCGCAAACAACTGCGCGCCATCATCGGTGCGACGAGTGATATCGATCTCGGCCAATCCCTGCCAGCACCGCCAAAATTCCCGGCGGGTACATGACCTTGTGTCACGCACCAACCCATAGAAGGCCGCATCGAGCGGCCTTCGTCGTTTCTGGAGATCCTGATATGGCTGAACCTGCAAGCAGCGGACTATCGCTGGCCGCCACGGCGACTGGACTTACGCTTTTCGGTGTGGCAACCGGCTTGGATCCGGCCATCCTGTTGGCGGGTCTGGCGGGAGGGCTGTGGGCATTGTCCTACCAGCCTCCGGCACCGGCCTGGAAGCGTGTGGCCGTGACCATCATGGCTTCGATTATTGCCGGCTATTTGACGCCTGCGATCGTCGCCGGTGCAACATCGCTCAATGTGTGGCCGCATGCAATCACCCGCGATCTGCTGCAGTTTCCGGTCGCCGTGCTGATTGGCTTGCTCTCCCACCGGGTGCTTGGCCCAGCGATTTTGCGTATTGCCGCTCGCAAGGCGGAGGAAGCGATCAAATGACTTCCTCCCTGTTGCAGGCCATCGTTCTGATTGCGGCTTTCTTCATCATTTTCCGAGCCGAGCCTGCCCTCAACAGAATGGGCCGGTGCGCGCCATTCACGATGCGCGTTGCCTTCCATTTGCTTACCTTGGGCGCTATAGCCGAGATTGCATTCGTTGTAATCGGCGACATACCCCGGTGGCCGAGCGCAATCGTCACGGCTGGCGTGGCCGCGCTACTGGCTTGTGACCGGCGACTGAACGTACAAAGGGGAATGCCGTGATCAATCTCGAGCAGTTAAAGAAGATCATTCCCTACGCTGGCCGCCGAGCCGGCGTTTTTCTGGTGCCGATCAATGAAGCCATGAACGAGTTCGGTATCAATACGCCGCTACGCCAAGCAGCTTTTCTTGCGCAGATCGCTCACGAGTCCGGAAGCCTGCGATATGTCCGGGAGATCGCCTCTGGCGAAGCTTACGAAGGTCGTGTTGATCTGGGAAATATGGAACCCGGCGACGGGCCTCGCTTTCGAGGACGCGGCCTTATTCAGATCACAGGCCGCTCAAACTATCGCGACT